TCTCTAACTACAATTCCAGGAGATGCTAAATTTAGTGGCATCTTTATTCTCCGAATCTCAGATTATTTCTGAAATTATTTATTAAAATATCCTTTTTCATGTAGTCTACATGCATCTAAGTGATACTTATAGTCTGTGATCCGTCTTTATTATCAGTTATTACTATTTTCTTGTTTGGAGATGATTTTGATAAACGACGTTTGAGTTTCCAATTTTTAAACCAACGTTTAATTTTATCTAATATCATAAACCTTCACTCCAAAAACTATCTACTGGAGTTATATTTCTTGCAATAAAATATAATCCTACGTTACACGCAAACCAGTTAATATTAATTATCCATGTCTGTCTCCACAAATACTTTCTATTTGTTTGTACAATAAACATATTTCTTTCATTCATTGACGTATCAACGGATAGTGGTCTAAATTTCAGAATTTGTTCTAATACCAATGCTATTACAAAACCTATTGCATAGATGTAAAAAGCAAAGTTTAGAAAACTAGAACTGAAAAGTAAAGCTGAAATCATCTGTAATCCCACATATAAGAACGATCGCCGTATTCATCAGTATGCCATACTTCACCATCTTTGTCAACAAATGAAGAATCCTCTAAACCAGTTTCAATAAATCCAAATGGTGCCATATCCTGTTCGATTTGATTCTTTTGTTCCTCATAGAGTCTTTTTCTGATATCATTATCAGTCATTTCTTTAAAATAATCTTGTGCAACTAACCAAGCAAATATCACTAAACACATTGCTAAGTCATCATTACACCCTTCTTCTGCCTCAAATGAGTTGTGTTTTTGTGCAAATGTAGTTAATTCTGATATGATTTCATAGTCACAAGTAAGTAGTTTATGATCTTCTATCAGTGTTTTCAGGTTACTACAACCGAGTTTTTTAACTGCTGCAGTAGTTCTAACACCCAATTGAGTTTTCTTTCCTGAAAACCCCTGACCCACTATTTGACCATTTCGACCTCTCATCGACGCCATAAGTAAGTTTTCATATTCAAGATCAAATTGTAGAATACTTGCAACCTGATCTCCTATGTCATTTACTTCAACTAATATGTAAGCATTATTATATCCTTTTGCAACATCAAGTATAATATTTGGAAACAACATTGGTTTAACTTCGTTATTTCGATATTTTGCTACTACCTTGTAGGGAAACTGAGTAACATCAAATACTATGAATGCGGAATAGTCATTTCCAAGTCCTCTTGCTACGTCAACTGTAACTATGTAATTATGTTCTTTTTCTGGTTTTTCGTAAATATCAAGACCTGCGTTCTTTGTAATTGGTGTCTCATACACCATATTTCTTAATATAGAAGGTGCAATTAACGTATTAATTGATCCTAAGAACTCACATTCAAACTCAACTTTGAATTGTTGTTCTGATGTGTTTGCTATTGTTTGCTCTTTCCAGACATCATCTCTGCCTGGTACTTCACTCCAATGAACGTCTGTTGGAATATATTCATTCTTTCCTCTCTCTGCATCGTGCCAATACCTATAAAAATGGTTCATCCCGTGAGGGGTAGATACCATTATGACTTTGGTGTTTTTACCAGAAGTGATAGTAGGATATACTGAGGCAAAGAATGACTCAGCAATATGATTAGGAACAAAGGCAAACTCATCCAGAAAAAGAATGTTGAAAGACATACCTCGAACTGCAGAGGCAGAGGTAGATGCTGCCAATATTTTAGATCCATTTTCTAACTCCAGTGAACCTTTATTCCAAGATATAATACCCTGTTGCATCCATTTAGGTAAATTCTCATATGCAGTTTGTAATCTACCTAGTAAATCACGGGCAGTGGCTGCTTTGTTAGCGAGAATACCAATATTTGTGCTGTCATTAAAAACAGCATAATGTAATAGATATGATACAGATGTAGTAGATTTACCCGTTTGCCGAGGCATCTTACATATGTTGAAACGGTTTTCATGGAAGTTTTTAATTAACTTTTCTTGGAAATCATAAGGATGAAACTGAGTCAAACCCTCATCAAGAGAAACAATCTTAATGTAGTTTTTTGCAAAGTAAACAGGATCTTCTTTACATTTGACAAATTCTATTATCTGCTCTTGTGTAAACTCATGAGCAGTGTTTGCTTTTTTTAAATTCGGATTGCCAAGGTATACATTATCAGTCATAATTTATCAACAATTCCACTTACGAAGTGATTTATTTATCCTTGAATCGGGGTCTCTTGCAGTCTTAGCTGAGGTAAGTTTCTTTTTCATGCCCTTCATTCTTTTACAGAATGACAATCTTCTCTTTGATGCTTTTGATCCTTTTTTTAATTTAGATGGTTTTGTTGTAACAGCAGTCTTTAATTTAGAACCAGGATTTGCAGCACGATAAGATGCAACACCTTTTGCATTTAATCCACCAGATTCACTCTTACCTGCCTTTCTTTGCCAAGCAGGACTCTTGGCTTCTTCAATCTTTTTTGAGTCATCCTTACCCTCATAACCTACTTCCTCTCTCCAATTTGAAAACTCTTCTTTCTTCACACAATTATTATATCTCTTACCAAACATCATTTTGGTTCCTTTCTTTTCATAACCTGGCCAGCACTTTTGTGCTTTCTTTTCATCTATTTGAACTTCTTCATACTTATTTCTACCTGATGGTGAAGGTTGTGTACTATCAAAATGAGGATTATTCTTAGCAGCATCAGATTGTGCATCTCTCTTCTTAGTCAACATTTTCGCTTTCTTATTAAGATAATTCTGCATGTCAACTGACTCAGATTTATTACCCCAGTTTGCAGCACCAACCTTACGACATTTGACTAAAGCACCAGATGCATATGCACTTGGCCAAACTGAATATCTTGACTTAACTTTATGATAACAAGCATCTTTTGTTCCACTACCTTTTCCTTTCTTATCTTTTGCTTCCCCTAAAACTATCTCATCTCCAACCTCTACATTATTTTCTGCGAACCATCCACGATTTGCTTCGATTGCAAATAGAACTTGACCATCTGAATATACAGGTAGATTACTAAATGGTGTTAATTTTTTTATACTTTCAACTATCCCATCCTCTCTGACAAATGCAATATCAAGTGGAATACGAGTATTTTTCATATGGAACGAATGTTGCCCAACCTCTTCAAATATGAATAGCATTCCTTTATCAACATCTAAACTCTCACGGAACATAAGTCCAAGTTTAAATGTTGCGTCTGTATGGGGTATTTCAACTTCTAATGGTAAATTAAAATACTCTGTGCTTTCCCCCATTCTAGTATTATGTTGTTCATCAGGAGTATTTGATGCAAGATTCTTTGCCTTCTGTTTTTTTGAGATTTTAGGACCACCAATTGGATCACCATATTCATCTCTTTTAACTTCCTCTCTCCAGTTTGAATATGTTTCTTTAACTCCAGCTGCTCTGAGTGTCTTTGCTTGTTTTGCATGCATAGCAACTGCCTTATCAAGTTGACCAGGTATTTTATTTGCTGCTTTACCTGCATCTTTCTTAAATTCAGGAGACTTTCTTAATCTTTCTGCCTGACTTTTATGTAATCCAACTGCCTTATCTAATTCTTTTGGAATCTTATTGACTGATTTACCATAATGAGATTCACTCATATTATCTGTAGATTCTTTCATTTTCTTTTTCCTTGGACTATCAGTTGAAACATAAGTTGGTTTTGCAGCACCAGATTTTGCTTGTTGACCTGGATCTGCTTTCTTTTTTCTACGAGCAGCAGAGAGTCTTTCTGCTTTTGTCATACTAGCACGTTTTGATGCAGAAACACATTTAGGTGTTCCTTCACCTGGTTTATCACTCGCACAAGTTCCTCCAGTAACGACATTAACCCAACCAGGTTTACCATCTTTAGACTTAGAACCTTTAAACCACTTATGAAGTGATCCCTCTTCAACTGATTGTTGAAATGATTTTTTAATTTCAGACACCCCAACAATATCAATTACTTCCGCAAAAGACTTACCATCAGAATTTTCTATCGTTATAGAATCACTCATTAGAACTAGAATTCTCTTTATTATTTAGTATTCCTTGTTTTAACATCTTTGACAATTCAGAAGTTGAACCTACAAATAATGCATTATTTGTCACGTTATTAGTTGTTTGTTTTTTATCTTCGTCTACTTCCTTAACCTTTTTTTGGAGATCCATTAATTTATCAGTGGTATCTGCAACTGATTTTATAATCTGACCTGCAACTTCATATGCTCTAGCACTACCACCTTCACCTGCAACTTCTAAAATACCATTAAGTGCTTCCTGACCTTTTTCGACTAACGAGTATAAATTTGCACGAGTGTAATCATAGTCCTTTTTGACATCATCCTTAGTAGGTTCCACTTTTTGTGGTTTACTTATGGGAGTAACATCAATTGCACTACTTGTGTTTAACGCTTTATCAATAGAATCATAGTTAGCCATTGTCTTCATTAGATGTCTTTTTGTTGTGTTGGACTATATGATTTTGAATCAAAGAATGTCTCAACACTACCATTAAATCCGAAATCGTCATCAGGTTCAACTAAAGCATCATCAGTTGCAGTTAATACATCAATTGATGCACCCTCTATATGAGTTGCAGCAATGGTTTGATAACCACGATTTACTGTAATTGTATTAGAATCAACGATTTGTTTAATTTTCATGATTTCTTTATCTATAATAATTCTCATACCGACTGCCAATGCAGAAGTATCAGAAATATCAAATCTAGTTTTGGTTTTTGATAAATCTGCTCTAAGAACTGCAGTGTTATCATCATTATAATCTTTAAGTGCTTGAGGTGTTGCAGTGAATCTCAATTCTCTTTTTGCAGTTTCTCTATCAACAGATGCATGATAATCGACCTGTACTTTTTTGATAAGTCCTTCGGAAGAATCTGATACAGGACCGAAGAGATAAGTTTTTGCAGTAAAGTTAAGTGTGTATATTAATGCTCTTCTGGTAGCAAAATCACCTTCATAATCATCTTGGAAAGAAATATTGTCCAATACAATAGGCACATCTCTCTTTTCACCAATAACACTTATCAAGTCAATAGTGATATTAAATGATGGTTGAAAGTATGGTAATATCTGTTCTATGATTTGTAGTGCATCATCATTTAATTTAACAAGAATATTTAATTCAAAACCAAGATTATATGGAACTGGCATGAATACTTTTCTTAAATTATTTCCATCAGATGCTTTAAATGTTTGTGTTATTCCACCCTTTCTTGTCGCATCATATGCAATGTTTGTTGTTTCAAATGACATTCTTGGTAATGTTATTTGAGTTGCACGATTTAAATCTGGTTGTTGTTCAATTCTTGCTAGAAATTTTTGCATAGGACCGTAAGCAAGCGGAACTCTCATATCACTTGATTCTTTACCCGCACTATCTCGATGACGGATATGGATATCATTAAAAATTGTACCAAAAGAAATTATAGTCTTTCTGAGTATTTCGTGATAATAGTATTGTCCTAACATTAGAATGTACCGAATGGATTACCTTCTGAGAAATCAAGTATATCATCTGCTTCAGATTCGATGATTTCATTTGATTCAAAGGTTGTGTCTTGATTTTGTTCGTTAAAGAAGTCTAGAGCATAATTTGACAATACAGTAGATCCGAATGAAACCACAGTAGTGACACCAGTAGTATTTAACGAAGGAGTACTTATAGTAATTGTTCCTGAACCAATACTTGTAACAGTTGCACCAGTTCCTACAATAATATTCTGTCCAAATTCAACCTGATTTAATTCCTGATTTAAGGATATGCTTGAAGTATTGATACCAGTAAATATTGTTGTTGTAATACCAATTGTTGCTATAGTTGTTATGCCTACATCAAAGAATGTAGATTCCGTTGCCTGAATAGTTTCACCAGGTATAAATGCTGCCATTGTTGTCCCAATACCAACATTAGATATTTTTAGAATACGAGTATCTGTATCCCATTCTTTTACTCTTGCTTTAACTCCTGATGATACACCTCTAACAATTTCACCTCTTTCAAAATTACCAACTCCCTGTATTGTTGTAGGACTTGAAATTATAATTGTAGGTTGTTGTGTATATCCAATCCCAGCATTTTTTAATAAGATATCAGATATTGTATTATCTGCAAGTAGATTTACTTCCGCTATAGCTGGTGATGTGCTCGCTCCGACTATAGAAACTGTAGGTGTTGCAGCATATCCAACACCATTGTTTGTAAGTAAGAAATCAATAATACCGAAGTTTGATTGTTCAACAGCAGCAGTTGCAGCAGCACCTACACCACCTCCACCTGTAATTGTAACTAATGGTGGAGTAGTATATCCAGCACCAGCATTTGTAAGTAATATTCTTTCAATTGAGAATATACCTGCTCTTGTTGTTGTGATTGCAACTGCAGTTGCGTTTACGTTACCTGGAGTATTAGGTGCAGTTGAAATAGCAACATTTGGTGTGCTTGTATAACCATTTCCATCATCATTTAAAACAATTTCTCTAACGTATCCTCGATTGATTGATGTAAGTTGTGGTGTTGCAGTTGCTGTTACTCCAACTCCTATAAGTTGTAATGTTGAAATATATCCAATATCTTCTATTTGAGAATCAATTTCATCAATATCAGTATCAAATACTTCATCCTCAAGTTCAAAGAGTTCACACTTAAGTTGATAAACATAATTTTTTCCTAACTGATAGAATGGTTGTTCATGTTCAACAAATTTTACTTCAAATAATCTTGATCCGAGTGG